CGCTTCAAGAATGGCGTACATTCCAGCAAGAGAAGTTGCGGTTGCAGTCAGTACAGAAGTTCCAAGATCATAACCTGCATTGGCTGCTGTTCCAGAAAGATGCTGTACAGCATTAACAAGGCCTTTAACGCAGTATTCGCCAATCTCATAATATCTTCTTGAAGGAGAATTAATGGACAAGGACATCTCTGTCCCAATAGCAAGACCGTCACCAAGATCAGCACCGTATTGTATTCCAGCATCACGAGTGAATATAGCAGCTATACCAGCCAATGCGTTCCTAGCAATATTCATGAAACGTTCTTTACTCGCTGCTTGCTCTGTACCAGTAGAAAGACCATCTCCAACCTCTTGACCAGTAGCATTAAAGTCAAAGCCGCTAATAGTATTAGACAAAGTTGTATTGAATGAGTCCGCACTAAAATTGCCGATACTAGTAAAATCAAACACTCCGCCTTCTGAACCTAGAAGCGTTGTAAGATCAAGCATCCCATCGCCGCCAAGAGCATTGGATAGGTCGGTCATGAATGTAGGCTTAAATCCGCCTTCTCCATTAATAGCAGCATCAGCCAATTCACCCCCACTAGCAGCGGCAGCTTCTTTAGATGCGGCAATTCCAGAACGAACAGCTTCAGGAGTAATAAACCCTTCATTCGCAATTTTACTGCTGACACCGCTTTGTATTGTGCCTGCAATTGCATCGGTCTCAATTCCAGTATGCTTGGCATAGGTAGTTATTGGATCTGCAATAAATTTAGGATTGGTATTATTAAGCAAAGTTGCAAAATCCTGAATCTTTCCCCATGCCCATCCAAGAGCTCCGGTAATCTTCTCCCATATTGCTTCGGCAAGATCGCCCCAGTCTATTTCTTTGATTCCTTCTACAAATTTACTCCACAAATCGGTTGCATATGTCTTAACATCTTCCCAAACAAGAGACAAATATGAAAGTCCAGACTTAAATGCAGTATACAACCCCATTCCTATTTGAGGAATTGCATGGAACAATCCAATTAAGAAGCCTGAAATCATACTGGGAACAAGTGCTCCTATTTTGATTCCAAGTGCTTCTACTTGCGATAGGTCCAAACTTCCAAATGCGGCCATAAACCCTTGGATACCTTTAGCAGCGAGCCACAATCCAGCACCAAGTCCAACAAATACAGCCGCAAGAGCCAATAGAGGCAACGTCGCTCCTTGGCCAAAATGCCCAATCAAAGCAAACATTCCGCCGAATGCGATAGCAATAAGTGATATAGCAGCAGCGATTCCAAGTAGTGTTAAAACATCAACGTCTTTTGCAAGATTTGCAACGGCAATCAATGCTCCAGCAATTGCTGCAATGATTAGAACACCACCAAGCAATGAAAGGAAGTCTTCTTTTCCTCCGCTTGTCTGTGTAGCGAAATACATAAACAAGCCGATGGCGGCTAGCATAGCTGCAATCGCTACACCAGCTTTAACTAGATTTCCAGTACTAATATTCTGCATCGCTGCGAATGCCAAAACTAGAACTATTAGCATAGCCGCAAGAGATAGTATAGTACCTACAGCTGGCTGAGCTTTTTGAGATGCATACACAACTGCTGCTATTCCAAGGAATACCCACAGAAGAGCATTAGCACCATTCATAACCTCATTTGGATCTATTGTAGACAAAAGTATGATGGCTCCGGCAACAACAAGAATAGCAAAAGCTAATGCTATCATTGATACACCTACTTGGACAGCGTTTTGTCCGCCTGTCGCAGAAGACATATAACCTGCTAGCAGTGACATAGCAACTAATGCCACTAATAAACCGCCTAATACCTTACCTAGTCTGTCAGGATCAGTAGCATTTGGCGGTATCTTCATGATCATCTGCACAGCTTTGGCAATGATAAGAAGTGAAAGCGCTATTCCTAAAACTCCTGCTCCAGCTTTCCAGCTTCCTCCTCCAGGAGACAGACTGGAAATGGCATTAATGATGAAGAATATCCCGATGAGTGCAATTATTGTTACAGAAATAGCGACTATGTGCTTATTTATTTCATCCCACTTTATAGCAGCCAGTCCTTCAAGCGCGTGTCCAAACATTAGAATCGCTAATGGAATGGTAACCAAACTGGCGACTGCTTTCCAATCCAGTATAGATGACATGGAGGATAAGCCAGCCAAGGAAATAATAAATAGAGCTATGACGCCAATTGTTTTTCCAGGATTTCGCAGATTTCCTAGGACTCTGTCAAGCACCCATATCGATAGTGCTATTCCTACCATAAATGCGACAACTGCGCCAAGTGACAGCATCAAACCGATTGCTTTGCCTAGGCCAACTCCGTCAAGGTTTTTAATAAACAATGAGAGTCCAGCGATCAGTACACCAAACTTAAGCATGATGCCCCAATCGAGATCAGCTTTAATTTTAGTAAGCATCTTAAGTGCAGCCACGAGCAATATCACAGAAAGTGACATTGAAATCAAGGTTGCAGCGACACCGACAACATTACTAATTCCGCCAAATCTAGCGTTAATTGCCGATATAGCAGCAAAGAAAGCGGCTATAAAAGCCATCAGTGCCCCAACAGCAATGAGACCGGGAATCAGCTCATTAATATTTTTAACATTCTTAGAAAGTAAATATATTGCACCGAGTAGAACAACAATTGATGCTGCAATCATTGCAACACCAAATGCAATTGTTCTAAAAGTATTAGCTTTGACTTCGGCTTTTACTGCCTGAGCAATCCCTTTAACCTCGGACAATATATTCTTGATCTCTAAGAAAGGTTTTGAAATATTTTCAGCAGCTACACCGAATTTATTAAATCCATTTGCTATTTTTAAGAAGCCACCAGACAATGCTCCTAATGCAGTGATGCTTGTGATTTGACTTACATCAAGATTTTGTAACGGTTCGAGAAGATCTCCGACTTTATCAGCAAAGCCAAAAGCTTTCGACCGTATTCTCCAGAAAGAACCTTCAACAGCATCCTTAAAAGTTAATAGTCCTGTGGTAGCTGTTCCAAGTGCTTTTCCAAACCACTGAGCATCCTCTCCGCCTTGCGAAAGAAATGCCGATATGCCTCCGGAAAGATTTTCCCAAGCTCCTTTAAAGAAGTTTGGTGCATTATTTTCTATAAAAGTTTTTAAATCGATATTGTTAAAGTCGAATAAACCAAGTACAGCAGTTTTAAGATCGCCGAGCATGCTGATCATTCCGCCGAATATATTTGTTCCTCCCTCGGTTTTTTCATCGAGGTAATCAAAGAATCCGCTAAGAGCTGTTTTAACTGTTTCGAAAGCTTCAGGCAATTCTTGGACAAGCTTTTCGGCACCATCAATAAGCCATCCTAAATACTTTTTGACAAACTTATTGTTTTTGAATTTTTCCCACAAATTGGATACCGCTTTTCCAAGTCTGTCAAACAAACTTGTACCTTTCGGTAAATGCTCGTCGATGTAATCAAATAGATTTGTAATATTGGTATAAATATAATAAATGGCACCGGCAATAGCATCCACTATCGATTTTATTACCGTAGATTCTCTGACTTTGGCTGCAAAGGTTGAAATTCTATCAGATACTGTTTTTAATGATTTTGATACTCGATTCAGTATGCTAGAAACGTCAACCGTCATGAACAAAGATAGCAGTGATTTTACTCTACTCCATACGGCCGAAAAGAACGATTTAACGACTCCAAATCCGGAACCTATTACACCAAATATGCCATCTATTACATCGGAAACACTCTTTAGCAAATCTTCATTTTCATAAATTGAGTTTGTAAAGTCAGCAAACTTTACAGCAATTTCATTAAAGCCGGAAACAATTTTACTGATAAAAGAAGTAGCTGGGCTATCAAATATCTGTCCGATTACTTTTCTTACAATAAAACCAATATTGGCAATTCCTTCTAGAGACTTATGAATTCCTTCGGCTAGAAGATCTCTGTTGGATCTATGATTTACAAGTTTTAAAGCCTCTGCATATGCTTTACCGGCATCTGTCTCAGTATTAAACAAGTCGTTCAACTGTTTAATGGTGTCTTCGGTAAGGCCCATTGCTTGAAGCTCTGCTTCAGAAAAGTCATCAAGTGCAACGGTTCCGCCGTTAATTACTTTATTTACCAGACCCTGAACCTTTTCATATTCATATCCAGCATCAGTAAGAGCTTTAACTCGAGCGGCGCCATTTCCATAATTTCCTCTAATTACAGAGTTAACGAGATCTGCATACTCCTGGACCACCGCAGTCGCATCTTTTACTTGTCCTACGGTTCCACCGGTAAGCTTTTCAACAGCCTGATTTATGAGATTGCTATCCCATCCATATTTTATATATGATGGATTAGTAAACATGTCATAAAGGGATCTCTTTCCACTTTCTATATCTTCACGAATCTTTTTGCTTGAAATACCAGATGCGTCGGCAAGGTCTAATACGGTCTTTTCAAAATCTTTAATGTCTACTCCAGCCCCAGAAACAAGTGCCTCTATTTGCGTTACGCCACTATCAAAGTTCTTAGTGACAAATGCAAGCATGTCATTAACTGGCTCTACAAAAATATCATAGAAGTCATTAGCAACATTAGTCCAAAGGCCTTTTGCATCTTCAAATGTGCCAAATAATTTGTTAAACACATTCATCCAGGAAGTTGAAGCAGCATCAACGACAGAATCCATCGCTTGCTTGAACGTCAGAGCTTCCTGAGCCATCCTAAATGACTCAAGGCCCAACTTATTTTCTTCTCTTCCGAGATGAGCAAGCATCTCTCCAAATTGTTCTACGCTTGTATAACCTTCTCCGTTCTTTTCAAATATCTTTTGCCATTCATTCGTACCTTTTTGGTATGATTCCATGGCCATCAACATTTGAGTTGCAGTAAGACCTGTTTTTCCGCCTATTTCATAAAGCTCATTTGTTGCCGCACCATATTTTTCAAGGGTTTTAAGAAGAACATCACTTGTAAACCAAGCTTCACTAAGTGTGCTTGAGAATGAAGCTGCTGTAACCTCTTTTGCGGCTTTATTTGCAGTGCGAATTACTCCGTCGTATCCTTTTGTAAGAGTTCCCATAGCAAGAGCCGTTTCTATAGCTGTCTCTTTGAACTCTTTAGTAGCCATATTGGCATTTTCGATAGACTTCCAGTCCATCAATTTAACAGAACCAACTGCTAAAGACTGTGAAAGGTTGTACATTGCCCTTCCAGCCTCAGCAACATGCTGACCAGATCTTGCTGCCCAGTTCGAAATACCTTGCATTGCTGTAGCAGCGACCTCAAGATCGATTCCCTGAGCAGTAAACTTACCGATGTTATTAGCCATATCGGTAAAGTTATACGACGTTTCGTCGGTATACCAGTTAAGACGTTCCAGAGCTGCCTCAACGTCTTTCATTGCATAGCCAGCCGCAACGATTGTCTGCGTAGACTCTGTTAATTCTGCATATTTAGTCCAGCCCAAACCGGCCTGCCCAAATAAGCTAAATTTATTAAGTTCGCTAATCCATTTTTGAACAGATCCTGCAATGTTCCATCCTAGCCGTTGAAAAACACCATTAGCTACGGATTCAAGAGCACTAAAGCTATGCGAAACTGATTGAACCGTTTCGGTTATCGATGAAAGATTTAAGCCTTTAGCGGCTTTCTCTATTGCATTAAAATTTTCAGCAGCATTATCGAGTTTTAGTGCGGATTTAAGTTTTTCAAGTGATTCTGTGCTTTGCGAAATGTTCCTCTCAAATTGAGCGTTGTCAAATCGCATTTCGACAACTCTTTGGTCAATTGTCGTACTCAATCCTTAGTCACCTCCACCCAAGCTTCCTCTGCCAACTGTTCAAAAACAGGACGAAGAGCCGGGTTGATGTAGTCTATGCCTTCAACCCAGCCACCATTCCTGGTTCCATGTCCATACTGCAAATACAGAGCGACATTGAACCATCCATTATTCACATTCGAGTTTGTCCAAACAATTGCGACGTTTCCATCGCCATACCTGGAGACTTCATAATTCCAAGAAGCCGCTGTCTTTCCAGAATCTTTTGGAGTAGCGGCGGCTAGTAACTCAACACCCTTTTGACCATATTTACTGAACAGTTGATCCAGGTACTTTCCACCTGTCATACGGTCAAAAAACTTAGTTGTAATTTTAAAGTCTCCCTTATGTCTAAACCGAATCATTGCTTAACCCTTTGTATGTAACTTCTTTCGTCTAGCAGCATTAAGCGCCGAATTCTGTCTATAAATATCACGCTTACTTAATTTTTCAGGCTCTTTGTTCTCTTCTCCGCAAACACGTATAAGAGTCATTAGTCTGCTTAAATGCCACTTCTGACATTCCATTGGAACACCGGAAGCGATCATCCAATAATAAATAAGTTCTGACGTGATTTGTTTTCCTGTATTCTTTTTCTTTCCTTTTCTTCTAGTATCTTCGTTAAACCATGTCGCTGTTAGCTGGTCATCGATGTAATTCTGTATTTCAGCGAGATTATCGACTGTCAAGTATCTATACACATCTGGATCAACAGAAGGCATGATCGTCATGCATCTAATATAGTCGATAGTCTCTTCGTAAGTCTTTTCTCCATCTTGAAGAAAAGGCTTTTTCCATTTCGACTCCCATTTTGAAATGGCAATCAACGAATGCTCGAGTACTAGTTTAGTTTCTTTTATGTAAACAAACTCTTCTTTTTTCTCATCCCAAAATTGAGCTTCAGGTATTGTTATTTCTAGCATTAATATTTGCAACCGAAATACCCCTCTTCTCAAGTTCAGCCTGAGCTTCGGGAGTATTCATCTTAGCAGCAAGATCTTTCGGCACAATTCCATTAATGAAATCCGAAAGTGCTTTGCCAGTTGTATCATTAAAGAATTCGGTAAAGAGTTTGTTATAAGCTTCTGTTTCTGTGAACGCTTTAGAAATCTCATCGCTCTTAATAAAGCGCTTCTTATCTTCGCTAATCTCGCCATAAGATTTACGAATAATCCAATCGAAGAATTCGGCCATCTTAGGCACGTCTCTTGAGTTCACAATACGCAACATCTTGTCTGTAAGTCCGCCAGGGGTTGCAAGTTCTGCTTTAAGAAGCTCTGTTTCGGTCAGATTAAAGTAAAAATTCTCTTTAATCTTTTCCCCATTGTAATCTTCATATTCGATTTCTTTTACGTACATAGCCTTCTCCTTATTAAATAAAATGGGGCCATGACTATTAATCACAGCCCCAAAGCATCGTCTTTAAAATATCACGCAGTTGTTCCGCCCATAATGAATACAACTTCTTCAGGAAGAGGCAGTCTGCCCTCGGTAGAAGCGGTTCCATAAAGAACATCTTCAAGAGCCTTAAGAGCAGTTGCTTCAACTTTTGTGGAGTCAATTGTGATCTCAGAAATGGGTTTAGAAACTGTTCCGATTTTAGCTCCGATAGGAGTGGATTCGCATTCCCAAGAGAATGTAATTGCATCAGGAGAATCATTAACAGTCTCACGAGATCTCTCAGAAGGAGATGCCGTAAGTCCATAAACGAGATGGAGCTGATAACCGAAATCCAGACCTTCTTCATCGTTACCAATGAGAGAACGATAAGAGAAGCCGAAGGGTTTGCGATTCTGCTGGCCAGCATATACGCCAGGAGCAATTTCCACAGAGCCATCGCACTCGCGGAATTCTTCAGGATAAGTATAAGCTTCGATTGTTACAGAATACTCTTCTGCAGAACGCATCGTTGCATATTTAATGTTGTCTGCCCAGAGGTCTGTCGGCTCAGCACCGGACGGACTCTCATTGACAGCGGTAAGGCCATTCCAGACATAAGCGTTTGCATACTTGTTATCACCATTGTGACGATAAAGAACGCCATGGTCGACACCAGACTCAAACAGCTTTTCTCCAGTATTGTCCCAAACTAAAGCTGACATGTGTTATTCCTCCAGAATTAATAATATATCGTGAATATGTCGTGTACTAAATGATCCGCTTTGTATTGTCTATCGTATCTAGACTTAGGGAAATACATCGCGATTTTTTTGACCATGTCCTCATTTGATGTGTAACTGATCATAGTGACCGTGTACTCTTTATCAAATGTATATGGCCGATTATCAGCAAATCTAGTTACACCAGAATTAAGGTTATACCTTATGCATGGATACTGCATCTTGAGGTTTTCAGGTGGCTGATAATAGACGTTTTCGCTCCCTAGCAAATCTTCAAGTACAGACTGTAGTTGGAGCCTGCTGGCCATTGTATAAACCTCCTAAAGTCAGTATAATCCTCGGATACTGGTAATCGGCCATCGTTACCACAAAAGGACTTTTGTTCCAATAGACATACCTTATGTATGGGATGTTCTGTAAGGCAAAGTCATCGGCGACTATACTGATTCGGTTATTAAGAGAAGTATTGTTTGAAAGTGTTTCTGTCGAATCAACTCTTCGATGATTCTGAAGAATATCACCAGCGTAATTGCGAGTGAATACCTTATCTTCCCAAACTCCTCTTTCGGTCTCAACCTGCATAACAAATCCAACAGGTCCGTAAAACTTTGCCATTACAAATCACCCCGATTTTGAATCTAGATTAAGATACTAAATTACGCAGAAACTTCGCTGGTAGCTTTTCTCTCGATAACGAGAGCGGACTTCGGAGTTGTCAGAGCACCGGAGCAACGGGTCTCGATCAAGTATTTCTGCTGGTTGAAGTCGATATCGAAGTCGTCAAACATGGAAACATCGCCACCCTTATCTGCACCAAAGGTGTAGTCTTTTGGGTTAACAATGATTCCCTCGAGTTCATAGGTGAAACCACCCTCCTCACGGGAGACAGCGTCCATAACCGGAACTTCAACGATCTCAGCAACACGAAGAGCAGTTGCAAGCTCGGCCTCAGTTGCATACAGACGACGACCCATGTTGTCCTCGAGAAGGAGCATGTTGGTCATAAGAGCAGTTGTGCAATAGAGAGTGGGTTTGCCAGTTCCACGGAAGTCAGCACGAGCCTTAATAGCAGCCTTAATGAACGCCTTAGCATCTTTTTCCTCATCCTCTTTAGCATCTACAGCGACCTTAATTGCATAGACATCGTTTGTTGTGTCTTTGTAGATAGGACGAATGTTGCTCTCGGAGATCTTATCATCGGAGCTGGGATCACGGCCATCACCAAGCAGAGCAGCACGAGCAAGCTCCTCATTGAGCATTCCGCGCATCTCAGCTTTCAGCCAAGGAATAATGTCGAAGCTAAGATCGAGAACGTCATCGCGATCAAGCTGCTGTTTCTTGTAAACAGTTGTCGGGGTCGTAACTCTCTTGAAGAGCGGGAACACTTCGTTCTTCTTCTGTGTTCCTTTGATGTAGCCCTTTGCCCTTGCATCGTCTTCGGTCAGGTCCGCATAAACACTCTTTACACGGCTGAACGGAGTGTGGCGAGCGCCGTTGAGGAACTTGGAAACCCAGGAGTCCTCTCTCTTAACAACCTGAGGACGATCGCCAACAAGCTGTGCATCCGGGAACAGAACATCAATGTGCTCCATGCCATAGTCAACATTTGCATACGGATCATCTTCATCATCGTCAGCATGCTGAATGAAGTTCTCCTTAACATATCCTTCATATGCATCTTTCAGAGAGCCGATGCGCTTTGCATTCTTCATGATCTCATCCATATCGGAATGGGTGAGAACGTTTTTGTTTGTTTCGCTGTCAAACACGTTATGCTTCATTTCTTCATCCTCATCATCTTCTTTGTTCGCTTTTGCATCTTCAAGTGCCTGTCCGATAAGAGCATACATAACAGTCTTCTGCTCTTCGGTCATTGTGTCAATAACATCCTGAACGGTCTTGTTTTTCTCGTCAGCCATTTCTTTAGCTCCTTCTTTTTCTTCTTTAGCTTCAGTGCCTTCATTGGCATCTTTTTCGTTGTCTTTATGCTCAAGTTCTTCCGGTTCTTCGGAAGCAGGCTCTTCGACCTTAACTTCCTCAGCTGCTTCTTCCTTTTCCTCTTCGATCTCTTCTTCAAACTCAAGAGTATGCTCAAAGCTGTCACTAAAATCACGTCCAATAAACGCAATCACAGCAGAGTCTTCATCACCTTCTCCATGAGTAATGATGTTATCGATCTGAGCTCCGGGATTGGCACCGGCAAGAACCAAACTAACCTCTCTGATGGAACCATGGATCACATCTCCACCGTTCTGTTTCAGATGGTTGGCATAAATCGACAGCGAAACGATGTCGCCATGATTAACGAGCAACTTCGCATTCTGACCTGACTCTGTGTCATTGAATTTTCCATATGCATAAACGCCTTCCGGCCGATTCTGTAAAAGAGCGTGACCGAGAACATTATCTGGCTCGTTATGCATATGATTCCACACAAGAGGAACAATCAAGCCATCCTGATCCTTAAAGGCATCACGGCGGATTGTTCGACCATCAGAACACTTGATGTCGTTTTTGGTCGCCCATCCGCTAAAATCAAATTTTTGCGGCATTTTGAAACCACCTTTCGATCAATTTGTTCTAAGTCTCTTCTATATCATCAAGCGTTTCGTCTTCGCCATTATCTGCATTATCTGTATTTACAGAACCGGCATCCACTTTCGCCTGATTAATATTTCTGTTCCGCAATTCATCAGCGCCTTGCTGCATAGAGGGCCTCATTCCAACAATCTGTCTAATTTCATTAGGCGTCATGATTTCGTTTCTTGTAAACTTATCGGCAATTTCAGCGACACGAGAAACAGGCATAAGTTTAAACGGCTCTCTAAAATACATAATTTTCTGACCTTGCGTTTGCGCTGTTTTTGTTAAGAATGTTTTTGTCATTCCATCACAAAGAGCAGCATCAACTGGTTCAATAATTCTCGTATAGTAGTTATTCATTACCTCTTCATTAGCGGTACCGTTCATGATTTCTGTTGTAATACCAAGCTGGCTATACAGCATTCCTGTTAAGTACTCAACTTGACCCATGAGGTTGTTATCTACCGCTCTGTTCAACTGGGTTATTCTCTCAGTCGAATCTATATAGGCAATACCATACTTAGAATTAACCAATTGATCTTCTATATCTTTCCTACGTATATCAGCCTGCTGCTTTCTGGCTTCAGTCTTAATTACGTATGGAAGCTGAATAATCATGTCCAGTTTTCCTGAGGAATTCTGGTCATCCAATACATCGAGCAGTCGTAATTTCTGAATCAGTCTCTGCAATGTTGAGTTCGGTTCATTCATAACAGAATAGAACGGATTCTCAATTATGGCTGCTACTTTTTTTGCTATTACAATTTCTTGGCTTTGCCCGATTTGTTCGTTATAGACTTTTACCCTAACATGCTTCGGATACCATTCGGTAATCTTACCGACACGCATTGTCTGTATGTCATAAGAACCTGTAACATTTGGATTAAAAGTTGTATCAACCGGTACTAATGCCACAGTACCTTCATCAAGCATCGATAAGACGGCATCCTGTATAAACTGTCTTCCGGTCTGATCAATATTTGCTTCAATAGATAGGCACCTATTTAAATCTGTTCTTAATTCTTCTTGGAATCTCCCGTTTTCATCAACACGAACATGCTTAACAGAAATAGCTGCGGCATCAACCGCAATTCTATTAAGCACTGCTGTGACAATCGACCTATCATTCCGTCCACTTAAACGCGACCTCGTCGGATTGTAAGTTGATGTAAAGTAAGATTCTCTTCTTCCGAGCGGAACTTCTTGCTCGTTACGGAAGGCATTCCAAGCATGTTTTAGCCTATCTGATAGACTGGGCATTTTGAAAGCCTCCTTAAAGCTCTAATTTCAGGTTTTCTCTTTGATCTCAATTTCAAGCTGCATGGTTTTAGCGACGGCTTCGAGATAGTTCTTATCGCCAAGGCTTACAGTTGGGAAAGTTACTGTAAATAATGTTGCTGGAGTTATTGGCTCATACCTATTGGTATAAACTCCTTCTTTCTCAGCCAGCCAAATGTCTTTCTCAACCTCAGCCCAAGTGTAATCACCTTCGGTCTGTTCGCTAATAATATTAAAGACTCCCTTAGCCATGTAGCCGAGCCGTTCACTTTTGGTTCCCGGGGCTTTTCTGGCATTGAGAGTCTCAGTAATAACTTCTATTTGTAGCTTGGATGTATCTCTGTCCACAGGAGTTCCTATTCCAAGCGGACGATACTTGATTCTATCCGGAAACTTGGTATCCGGGTTAACATAGATGCCTCTGTCCTCAAGCATTAAATAGTTCAGAGGATCCTTCGAATTGGATTTAGAGTTGGCTCCTACACGGATCTCAAAGTGCAAATGCTGCCCATTCGAATACCCTGTATTTCCCATATAGCCAATTGTCTGACCTTTACGAACATACTGTCCTTTACTGACTGTCAGTCCTTTTAACAAATGCCCGTAAACAGTCCAGTATCCCTGGCCATGAGAAATAATAACATAGTTCCCATAAATTCTTCGGTTCGGATATGTATTACCATATCCATCACCACAATCTATTACCGTACCTGCTTCCGCAGCCACAATAGCCTGATTGTTGTAAGCTGGGTTCATGTCATGCCATCCAAAATCCATTCCTAAATGTGCCGAATGGTATCCTTGAGTAATCTTCAAATACGTCGACAAAGGATAGATGAATTGCATGTCTTTGTCCTCTTATTAAACTTTCTGGAGGTTCGGTCTACTTATCCCTCCCTATCATCGATATGATTATCGACTACTTCTTCATTCTCAGGCATTTCAAGCGGTGCTTTCTGATAGTACGAAACATTTGAAATGCCAAGGAAAGTTCCCAAAAGAGCACAAATTATCATAATCGTTTTAGGAATCTCCTCTGCAAACGGAAATCCCCAAACAGCTGAGAGTGCTGAATATGCCGTTGCAATAGCAGGCAGTGCAAGCATGTCTAGCCATTTAAGAAAGTCAAACCATTTGTCGGGTAGAATCATAGAAGGACCCTCCTTTCTTAATTTTTTTGCAATAAAAAAAAAGACCTCCCGAAGGAGGATTTTGAAAGCATCATAATCTTTTATTGAATTAACTTTTTAATCAGGTTTAAATCCTGGGGTCAAGTTGTCTATATAACGTTAAAGTCCCATCTAGATTCTGGTACCTTCTAATACCCCATTTTTAGCCTTTAATACCGTGGTGCATTAAATAGTCGGTTCCATCGGTCCATGCGTACATTAAAATCACCACCTTTAAGCTGCGTCCATGATTCTCTTGAGCTCATCAACAGAAACATTAGCAAATTCTTTTTGCAATTTTTCTGCTGCTTTCTGTCCTTTGAGAGCATACTTGTCCGCGAGCATTTTTGCTTTGGCAATTTTGTAATTAAGTTTCGCAGCCTTTCTGGAGTATTTGGCTGCCTTCATTGTGAATTTTCCGACCTTCTTGTCATTTCCTCTTGCTACAGCTTTTTGCGCTTTTAAGTTATACTTAGAAGCCTTAAAAGAATATTTAGAAGCTTTGGCAGCAAGTCGAGAATTGTCTCTATTTCTATTCTTTTGCTCTTTTTTCTGATAGCTAGCAATTTTCTTCATACCTTTACGGTATCTAGCTATACCAGCTGGGGTTAGGCTTCCATCTTCATACTGATAGTTCCTAGTGCCCCATCTTTGTCCTTTTGTTCCGTAATGCATTAAGTAATCGGAACCGTCAGTCCATACCATCATCTTATTTTTTTTCCTTTTAAATACTCGTTAACGCTCATCTCAAATGGACGAAAAGGTGAAACAATCATCGTGCGTTTATCAACACTAAAAGAGCTGTCTAATACTTTTTCAGAAATACTGCTGTCGGTTTTTTCCTTATACCTATCTGCTATCATGTTGTAAACGAAGCATGACGGATACTCATATACAGATACAACACTCATCCCAGGAAGAGCTCTTTTAATAGCCTCATCGTATTTAGACATAATAAATGCTCCCCTCCTCTTCAAAAGTTCCTTTATTAGGATCCCATTTGTAGTATTTTTTATCAGGACCTACAAACCAATAAGTGGTAGTGCCATTATTAGTATATGAATAATCATACGTATACCCAGCATTTATGAATTCTTTATATTTTTGTTCAATAGTTTTAGTATTCGTATTTACTGTATCTTCTGTCTTATTCTTTACACCTTTTAAAGCAGATTCTTCTATCCCTTCATTATCGGTTCTAAAAAATCTTACTTCAGATGCTCTGTCGTAATACTCTAAAACATCTACTTTTTTACCAGTTTGGCAATCTCTTAAGATTACATTTCCATTGTCAACTTCATATACAACAGAATGGGCGCCACCATTTTTCCAATACAACAGAAACTGGCCTCTTGCGCCAGTTCCTTGAGCTTTAATATCATTCATGATGGCGTCATAAGATGTTTCTTTATGGCCATCAGAATAAGTAGTCGTAATTCGAGTATCGTAATACTTCACGCCGGGATAAGCTTTTTCATAAGCCTGCTTAACAGCCATTATGTCTGCTAATTCTCTATCGCCTTTGTATTTAATGACGTTTTCGGCATAATAAAGAGCATAATATTTGGCATAATCCGAATTGGCTTTATTACTATCAACTTTTCTACCGTTATGCGTATACCAGGAATATAAGGTTTCAAACACATTTAAATCTTCGTCAGACTCTGTTCCGCCATGATAATCATCCGCCTCAACGTCATACCCTCTTCTACGCATTTCATAAGCTAATGTGCAATAGGAGCAATTGATCTTAAAAATATCAGACTCTTCATAATACGGATTTACTCTGAGCATGTCTTCGTCTTTAGTCATGCTAGTCTTTTTTACTTTTACATCGTCAAACGTTTTTGGGCTTTCCGATTCTATTTGACGAATCATTGTATCCTGCTTTGCTGAAAACTTATCATATATTGCTTTAAGTGCGGCGTCAGCTTTCTTAGCCAAAACTGTTGAAATTGCGGTCCCTCCGACAAGCCCAGCAAATAAATATCCTTTCTTTACTTTATTATTGTAGTCTGAAAGGATTTTTCCACGTTCGACAGCGTAGTCTTCAGACATACTATCAATGGTCTTTGAAGACGAAGCTCTTACCAAATCTCTAGCACGCTTTATCCCATTCGATATGTCTTGTTTTATCGACTGAGCTTTTTTACTAATATTAGAGGTTACTTTTGGTATACTCGAATATAATTTATTTACAGTGCTACTAACATTTGATTTAGCATTATTAACTTTTGCAGAAACGCTTGTCGCAACTCTATTAATATGATGGTCCGCTTTTTCTTTAAAACCATATTGAGATATAGAGCTTTTTATAGAATTAAGTCTATTAGCAGCATTCTCTTTTAATGCTCTAGCTTCTTTTTTTAGCCGCTCTTTTCTCAAATAAATCTGGTATTCAGCATTTGTATAAAAATATCTGTAATTAGGCGACGTTCCGATTCTTGCAACATACTTATGATCTTTAGCTTGAGCGCCTTTTTTTAGCCATGAATGATACAATTCGGTTCCATCATTCCACCTATAATCTTGCATCATACACCTCTTAATCTTTCTTCAGTTTTAATCTTCTGAGCATTTGGATAATAAAGCACAGATACCGGAGAACCGACTGCTCCAAAAAGTAGCATCGTCGCCGCTGTCATGGCAACTGCACGCGCTCCTGCTTTTTTTACAGCATTCTTTTCTTTTTGCATTGATTCATACGACATAGATGTTATTGCTTTCATTTCGGAAGCCTTCATCTTTTCAATGCCTTTTCTTTTTAAAGAATTCAGCTTAATTTTAGAATTAATAACGTTAATACGTTTAGCATCCAAATTATCAGAAGCTCTTCTTTTACTGTTCTGCAATCTGGACGCCATTCTCGCATTTTTTTGCAGCATCTTATCGTATCGTTTGGTCGCTTTTGTGGCTTCAGAATCCTTATAGGCTTGAAGTTTTCTTTTTCCTGCTTCAGTCAAAGTTCCATCAGGATTTTGAAAGCGACGTATGCCCCACTTCTGACCCTTGATACCGTGATGCATTAGATAGTCAGTTCCATCATTCCAGTTCCACATCATTCGAACGCATCCTTATTTAATTTGTATGCAACCCAAGCATCTAGCATTGCGGCCACAGCATCTATTTTCTGTTCGTATCTTTTCTTAAGAAGTTTCCGGTTGCCATTTGTGTCCTCAAGAGCAATGCAGTTTCCCATCGCAAACGTCATCAGTTCTTCATCGAATAGTAGTTTTCGATCTTCAGCGAGCTTCTTAAGTTCACCAAGAGGAACTGATTCCGTTTTCATACCCTGAATGACTTTTTCAATTCCAAACGGCCCGTTCTCCGCGGCCCAACGTTCAACAAATGACTTGGCGTTGTAAGGGTCATAACCAAAGCACCTTATGTCGTATTCGTTATCTGTATAGAATTTCTCAAGATCATCATATACATCGTCGAGGTTGAGTATTGTCCCTTCCATAACGACAAGCGTTCCCTCATTTAAGAACTCTTCGTACTTACTTCTCATAGCAAGAGGAAGTTTCATAAGTGTTCGCTCGGTAATGTAGTTTCTTGTCTTTATACCAAACCTATCATCACCAAGAGGAAACATAAACGTAAATGCACAGAAGTCATCGCCCTGGGACAAGTCTCCGCCAAGAGCGCATGGCATCTTCCAATAAGACCGTTTGTGGTGCTTTAGTGTTTCTTCATAAGTAAAGAAATAGGTATACCCTTCCATAGGTATACCAAATCGTTTTGCAAGTATATCGTTTCTATTACTCGGCGACTTCTCGGCTCTTTCCACATCCTGCTGATAAGTCTCATAAGTCACTGTCTTTCCAAGATTCGGATTTGCCTTAAGCCACATCTCAGGATGAGCAACTTCATCGACAGAATCGAGCTTATACCACCAAATCGAAACGTGAGGATTGTAGTACTCGCCTTTCAGAATTGAGGCTAGCTCCATTTTGATAGTGTCTCCGACACCATTTCGAACAGTTCCTTCAGAACTAGTAGCAACAATTAAATAGTCATCATTCTTTGATGCCCCCTGTTCCAAAGTTCCTATAGGGTCTTCTCTGATAGCACCAGAAAGCCACTCATCCACAGTTGCAACTTTACATCTGAGTCCCTGAAGTTTATCGATAGACATCGGCCGTATCTCTATAACCGATCCGGTCATAAAGTTCTCAATGCCCTTCTTAGTTGAAGCTAGCTGAGCTTTATTACCTTTAGAGCTTGAAGTATGAACTGATCCTTCAGTCATAAACTTAAACAAAGGTCCTCTTGCTCTTGTTATAGCAGTTCTTATAGGGAAAAGAACCTCGTCGGCCTGCTTCATTGTAGGAGCTGTTGTAATCTGCTGAGTAGTTGAAGTGTCTATGTTCTGAAAGAAAGACTGAATGGTTGAGTCATATACCGATTTAGCAGCACCACGTCCCACTATAAGATACTGCTTGTTAATAAGCCTTTTCTTAATCCTTTTTCTAACATAGTGTCCGCCACGCTGATCTGGATATGGCTCAAACACGCTTCTTTCGATGAAATAGTACCATCCGAATACTTGTTCTCCCCATAACTTAAAGGAATCGAGCAAGTGTAAATCGCTTCCGTCGACTAGTGTGAGTTCCGACTCGCAATAATCAATCCAGCCCTCAACCGGAGCCGGATCATAGTAATATCTTGGATCTTTTATGAGGTTATCGATTCTATTCATTTCCATAGAGACTTCTCTACAGACAGGAATCTCGCCTCTTAGTACGGCATCTCTAAACATGCCGTAATACTTTGGTACGGCTCTGTTCGAGAGTGCCATGATTTTAATTACTCCTTAATCACCCATTAAGTTTAGCTAAATAACGCATCCCAACGCTTGTATTTGCAGTAATGTAACCGAGAGGCAAAGGACCATACTCAGTTGTTACCCAACCAGACGAGTCGTTTGATCCCGAACTTTTAACTTCTTCATAAGTCGCATCAACAAAGCTTCTTTCAGAGCTTGAAGATTTGCTTGACGATTTGCTTGACGATTTGTTAGAAGAATTATTGTAAACCGGTTCGGCCTTTACATGAGGAATGTCTTCCGATGTCTTGTTGCTAGAACTGGTTTTCTCTTTATTGCCTTTGGCTTTATTACTGCTGTTAGAGCCGCCACTTGATTTAGCAGTTGTATCATTAGAACTTGAGTCGCCAGAAGAGTTCTCTTTATCGGTTGAATCGCTATTTTTCGCTTTATCGTCTTCTTCTTTGTCTTTCTGTTTTTGTCTGTCAAGTTCGTACTGATTCTTTTCGTTTTCGATCCGTTGCTTTCTTAAAGTTTCGGCAGACAAGGCCTCATTGTATTTCTGCTGATTGAGTTTACTCTGCTTTGTCTCGGTTTCGATTTTGTTGTTTTCGAGAAGTCTTCGAACTTCTGATCCAGGTTTTCCATCAAGTTGAACCAAGTCAGTACCTAAAAATCCGTTCGAAATTTTGGCAACGCTATTGTAAAACCTGATACCGGTTTCAAGTTTACCGGACAAGTCGCTCAACTTCTGAAAAGCCAAATCTGACTTTGTCTTAAGTTTACTTTCCAACGTTCCGACAGTATCAATTCTTGCCGTAGCAGCTTTAAGCTGCTCGTCAGTCATCTTATCTTTGTACTTTAAAATTGCCTCTGCATTACCAGAAGCAATGGCCTTTTTAATTTCTTCTTGTTCGGCAGCCTTTTTCTGTTTAGCCACTCTTGCTTTTTCAAGACTGGCTTTTCTTTGCCTATTAAGCCTTCTTTGCTTAAAAGCATTTCTAATATTTTTTACCGCATTCTTGGCTCCGTCATAAGTACCCTTAAGGCCAAGTCTTGCTCTGCCAAGTGCGGTCAAAGTTCCGTCTGGATTCTGATACCTTCTGACTCCCCACTTCTGGCCTTTGACACCGCTATGGGCAAGGTAATCAGTTCCATCATTCCAATAGTACATTCGAGATCCTCCATTCAATCAGTTGAAAACCGGAGTCTCAACGTCATAATTTGAACAGCATTCAAATTCTCTAATCTGTTCTTTTAATGCTTCCACTAAGAACGAGTTTCCAGGAGGGTCAAATCCGAGTTTAACTCTTGCATACACATAGCCCTTAATCATCGGAACTTTTTGTGTATCTCCGAAGAAATCATTCCAGGTTTCCTCTTCACCAGTTACTAAAAATCCATCAGCAGGTCCGATACCCAGCTGTCTTGCTCTTGCAAGTGCCAGATTGATGTGAAAAATAATGTCGGCATCGAAATGGTCGTATGCCTCATCCGGACCCAGAAGGACCTTAATGTCATGTAATATGCTGGTGCCCATATCGTAATTAGAATACGCCGCCATTATTGCCTCCATGGTGAAGTGTCGTTTGGTGTTCGTGCTATTGGGTTCTTAATAAGTAAATCTTTGTTTCCGTAATGTATAGCCTTATGAGTTAAGTCAGTACAACAGATGAGATAGTCTAGAGAAACTAAAAAAGGAGAATGCTTCTCGACATCCTCCGTAGTAAGTGGGTTCATGTGATGAATGACAATGAACTTGTCTAAAACATCAAAGCCTTCAACTCCTAAATCGCATCCTCCATCTCGGATGATCACTCTTCTCCGAATTTTCTTCCATTCATCCGATTGATAGAACACTTGGTTCAAATATCGTTTCCATCCAAATGTAATGTCGCCTATTCGGCCGTTAAGTTTAAGGTATTCGAATCGTTCTTCGAAAGTTGAAAGCTTCTGAAGTTCTGTGTAACTTCTAATCATTCTTCATCGTAAGCTTGACCTGAATATTTGCGCATTGCTTCAAGAGCATTCGAGTAAAGTTCCTCAATTCTCTGAGCTGCTTTCAAGTTTTCAGTCTTTGCTTCAATTAAGTTTTTCTGTTTCTCTAATATCTCTTTCTCTATTCTCTCTTTTGTTGATCCTAGCTTTAAGTAATGAGTAATGACCTGCGAAGAAGCAGTGCCATTTAGTAGTTGTTGCTCTGCTAAATCTGTAGCAAGTGCAATCATTTGGTTCTCACGAGCCTCAGGTGATAAAGCGGGACGTATTTTACGAGAAGTACTTGGCTTAACTGGATCAGACTTAGTCCTTCCCAAAGTTTACGCCTCCTTTCAAGACCATTGGTCATTGTTTTCATGACTTCTCAAAAGCTTTTAAAGTTTTTACAGCTGGTTTTAAGTTATTTGACCAGACTTCCGGAGTACTTTTAAACATCTAAGAACTCGTAAACGCACCACTAGACAAATATGGACCTGAAATATTAGAAAGGAGAAGGTGTCTGCGAACCCAAAAACAGACAAGAACGAACTAAACCCAGGAGGACCACCCCGAAAGCCTGGGCAAGTAACTTAAAACCAAAATATAAAAATTCCCTTCGGGGGAATTTCAAAGACCAGCGCGATGTGGAGGGGGGTGTATTTTAAAACGACCCCCCTACGGTCCTTTTTAGTCAATACCACACGTATCTATGCCTAAAAACGATTTTTTTTCTAAAAGTTTTCTAATTGTTTCGCACAAATTAATGTAAAAAGAACTTTTCATCGCATTAGCACGCTTTTTTTCTAAGCATTAGCAAAGTTTTTATTACCAAATGTTGTTACAAAAGTGTTTTAAGCAATTAAAGTTGACGCTTTTCTTTTTAAACGGCTAAGAATTTAGTTTAATGGTACATAGTCTTTGCTATTCCTGAATGCAACCAACTCTTTTGCCGATTCTTCATCTACTTTTCTAAACAAATTAGTAAAGTCATTAAGCACAACTTGATCAATTGCTTTCTCATTGTCGATCAACTCTTCCTCTGCTGTTAGATTCTTGGAATCACTAGCAAACGCGGCCATTCTTTCACAAGAATTGTAGCCAGCAATGTGATCCCATACAAACCATTTCTCAAAGTCTTCGAAAGGATTGTAAGGGTTATCGACAGTAGTGATCATGTATTCTTTAGCCATTCACTTATACCCCCTTACCCCCTGCATACTTTACTACAGTGGATACTGAGCATCCTATCTGGTCCGCTATCTCTTCATTTGTATAACCAGATTGTCTAAGAGCCTGTATCCTACTTTGTTTAGCAGAAGACAGTTCATTCCAAATACGAGGCATTGCTCTACTCTTAACCTCATCTCTATCTGCATAGCGCATCAAACGAAGGAAACTTGTTTTATTAAGGCCACCCTGCTGTATGGCATCCCATTGCGAATCTGTGATATGAATCTTTGCACGCTTTGCATTAGCCTCATTGCGGGCGACCTTCATTTCTCTATCGCCAATCTTTTTCTTCTGGGCCTTATACTCTGTACGGCTAGCCTCAGGATGAGCAGCCTTCCACATTGCCATCTTTTGCTGAATAGAAGCATTGGCCTTTGCTACAGCTGTACGCTCCCGTAGTTTATTAGACTCAGCTGCTTTAACATTCTCCATAAGGGTGTCTAAGTCATTCTTATAGGTAAGGTATACCTGCTTATTGTACTCGGTATCTGGTGTACTCTTATAGATCCGTCTAGCTTCTTGAGCAAGTGCCTTCATCTCATTGGCAAAGCTGGCATAGGCTCTTTCGATAGGCTGCCTAGATACCGACATAAGATCCTCGGCATTAGTAACGCTCATCATTTTCGGTATCTCAGTTGTGAGTTCCTTAGTCTTGCCAGTCTTTTTGTCAGTATAAAAGCGCTCACTGTCAGGAGCAGTTCTGTACCATACGGTTCCGTCGTCATTAATAATCATTCCACCTTTTCTACGAGGAATATTAACTGGCGACTTAGCTTTCGAAAGTATTGAAGAAGCTCCACCATACTTCTCATCGTAGTCATGTTTCTGATACTTTTCCACAAGTTCACGTATCTTATTCTCTTCATAGCTACGAGTGTAGTCTAGTTTATGCTTTTCAGCATCAATTACAACCATTGAGTGCTTTGTTGCCCTAACGATTTCTTCCATAGGCGCACCCTGAACATACATGTCAGTAATCAGGTTAGAAATCTTTCCCATTTCTTTTCCAACCTGCCCCTTCTTTAAATACTTCATTCCAGCTCTCTCAGCATACTCACTGTGAGGATCGAAGTCTTTAAGTTTTTTAAGATAGGGATCCGTTTCAGGATTAATGTTCTTTAAACCTCTTTGCCTAGGATTTGGTATAACAATTACAAAGTCTCCATCGTAGTCGGCTCCAGAAAGTCTTTTAGCGACGTTGTAGTTAATACCAACCGCATCTGGACAGTTCGGCTGAATCTCTGCACGACCTTCTTTATTATGGTTATTAACAGTAAGAATCGGCATCTCAAACGGACCAGCATGAGGAAACCTTACAAGAGCTACTTCGGAACCTTCTTTAAAGTTAGGAGCAAATATCTCGTCGTCCTTTAAAGTTGTGCAAGGCATAAGTACCTGATACTTTTGACCAGGAAAAGGAGATGCGGCCAAAGAAACAGCCGCTTTGTCGCAAGCTCCTGCAAAGTTCAGAAGTTCTTGCTTTCTAAGAGTAGAGTTGCTGAGTTTTAAAATATCATCAAACTCTGCTTTCTTATCTGCAATAGTAAGGTTAAGCTGATTCTTAACTACATTTTCTGGCTGCTTCGCCAAGAACTGAGAAGGAAGACGCTTCTGCATATCTTCCCAGTCTCCAGCATCTGCTCTTTTATTGATGGCTCCAAGTACTCTATTACCATTTTCGTCATAGTAATAGTACTGTCCACCTTTCTGAATATCTTTTATTGACGATCCAAATGGGTTGTCCGGATCTTCTTCTTTGCTTTTGATAGGCTTAAGGACTGTCTTTGCCTTAGGATCGTCGGAAATCATCGGAATGCTCGAATCTTTGTTGGTGTAAAATATCAAGTCTTTGCCATCAGGAAAAGAAGAAGAATCGCCATTAATAGCCATCCCCTTGATATAATGTGTCCCATTAACCAGAATTCGAACCTGACAATAGTTAGAATTGCCGAGATCCAGATCAGGAACCCCACGACGAACAAGAACAGTGCCATCCCTTTCGGTTCCTCCTTGATCTCCATAAACAACCATAACCCTGTCAGCGCTTACGCTCGATGGATATTCATACGATTTATCAATATGATCTCCACCATCTGTTGACATGTATTCAGATGTAGGAATCATATTCTCAGGTTTTCTTGCATCGCTAAACTCAGTTCCAGGAGGGCAAAGAAGTTTAAACGTTGTCTTCTGTCCTGGATTTGTAGGCTGATTCCATTTTGGAGTGTAAATCTGATACCCTTCGCTCTCCAAAATGTAAAGAGCTTCGTCCATTCTTTGCTTGCTTACACCAAACAAATAGGTTTCAATGCCATCGCCGACATCAAGGTTTTTACCAGGGTTCTTACTAAGAATATCTTTTAACTCTTCTGCCGTCTTCATGCCTCTGAGCATGTTTGCTTCGGAGTTGTCATTATAGTACGATCTTGCACTAGACTCATTCGGAAGGCCAAGCTTATCTGCAATTGCCTGCCAAGTAAGCCCATCTTCATCACGAAGTTTTTTGACTTCTGTAACTTTCGACGCACGGACCTTATTAACGGCCGCACTTTTAACTGTTCTAAGCCTGAGTGTCGAAGGTTTGCCATCAACTCCATAGCATCCCATTTCTTTTGCTATGTCGGCTTCCTTCATACCAGATCTGCTAAGTTCAGCATATTTGTCAAGCCATGACTGATCAAGATGCTGATATGAGTTTTTACCAGATCCCCAACCATCTCTTCCGGATCCAC